GGAACATAAATTGGTCTATTTACTGGGGTGTCCAACGGATAGTTGTGCGTGCTCATTTGTCTTGGGAGCAGAAACTTTCATCTCAGACCAAACATCACGATTAAAAGGTGATAGTGTGATCTTATTGATCATCGAACGGAATTTGTTCACCATGTTGTTGAATGCAGTTGTATCCGTTCCAGGTAGCGGGAGCGGTAATTTCACATCCTTGTTACCGGGTTTAACACCATAGCAATTGACACCAAACTTTGTAGCAGGATCGAAATAGCCGCCGTTTACACCAGGACGGCCACAGCCCGTACGCTTTGACTGATCAGTCTCCTGCTGTAAGGCTTCCCACGTGGCCTGCTGTGTCGGATAAAGAGCCATGCCACCCTGAGTCCATCCATATCCACACCATTCAGCACCACCCGAGAATGCTTCCATCACTTGATCATATGATGCAAGATCGGCTTCATAAGCTGCACAGAGAGCAGGCGCCTCATCGTATGTATAACTGTTACCACTTACGTAGAATACTTCTTTCTTTTCAATTGATTTCGGTGTTACAAACTTAGATGCCGGTGCAGGCGAAGCTGGGGTTTCGTGAAAATCTACATCTAAGCCTGATTTAGAAAAATCAACCGTGAATACGCCAAACTTCTGAAGTAGGTAAAATAGAATACCTGCAAGCAATACGACTACAACAACTGAAGAAATGCTGCCTGTTCCAATAAAAACAAATATACATGCCATCAGCACGCCAACTATAGAAACTGCTAAGATTGTCGGATACGGCAACATATTACTTATTCTTATCGATAATATTCTAGCCCATATCAATTTGAGTCGATGACTCAAATGCTCCATTTGAATATGCAACTAACGCTGCTCCGACAACATCCATTGCAATTCCCATTCCAGCATGAGATAACGCAGTGTCTAATACTCCCGAAACACCTGTTAATGCTTCTATAGCAGCATCTGTATTTTTTAAATTTTTTGCTAGCAGTTCAACTAACTCGGGATTTTCTATAATTTCTCGCACCTGAACAATCTTTGCAACAATAGCAGATGATGCTGTCTTAATCATATTACGAGCTGAACTTATAATTCCTGTTGCATCATCGATATAGTTACTGATGTTAACAAGTTTATCATATGGAATAGTTGCAAATTCACTTAATGACGCGATAGCTGATTTTATTGCTTCGACAAATGCAGGTAATTTGAGAACTTCGTTATCTAAATCTTTTAGTGCTTGTGCATAGTCTGCACTAGCAAGATCATATTCTGCTTTAGAACTAAATACATCAAGTTGTGCTTGGCGTACCTCCTTAGTCCAATTATCTATTGCACTTTGACTTGTTGCATTTGTGAGTGAAGTCTGAGCTGATTGTAACACTGAAAGTGACGATGCATATGCTGCCTCTGCTTTATTAACATCTTCAATAGTACCAAGTTCATTTGCTGCATCTAACGCATCTTTTGCTGCTTTGGTAGCGGCGTTTGCTTTAAATTGTGCTAGTTGGGCAATTGCGTATTGTCTTTTGTATGAAGCTTGTGCGTCTATATATACAGATTCTGCTAACGAATTTGCCTGTCGTATAGCTTCATTTTGTGCCTTTGCCTCTGTAGCCGCGTCTACTGCTGCTCTATAACTTGCAGTTGCTGTGTCGTAGTTTGCTGCAGCTTCTTGAGCTGCAGCTTCGATGGATGCCTTGAGATTAGCGTCCAATGTACTTAACTTACCACTGACATCAGCCAGTGCTGCTTTTTGTGCGGCTATTTGAGATCTTAATTTTACAATTTCTGCATTGGCTTTGCTAATTAATAGTTTTTGTGCCTTGCGTTCTTGTTTTGCAGCTTCAACTTCTTGCAGGTTATCGGAAACTAATTCGGCAGGACCAAACGTAGGTACTGTTTTATATGTAGTTACAATACCATCCCGTTTGCACCATTCTTGAAATTGTCTTGCTCTTTCTCTTGCTTCGGCTCGGTCTCTATCCACCCTACTGTGTCCTAATCCAAAAGAACTTATGAGCTGGTTGATTATTTTTTCGTTATAATTAAATTCTTTACCACTAATTGTCTGTTCTGCAATGATAACCGGTTGAGGTGGACGCAGGTTTTGGACACGTTTCGGAATAGAAGTTTTAGTTTGTTTGTTATTCGGCAAAGGTAACCCTTCTAACGTATTAAGTTTTGCTTGTACGGCAGATTGCAAGTTAAGCAACGATTCTTGTTCGCTTCTAAGACTTTCTATTGCATCTGTACATGCTGGTCTTATATTTGGTGTTCCTACTTTTGGCACTGGAACATAATCTTTAGGTATGAAAGCAGGAAGCGGTGTTGGAAATATGATCTCATTTGCAGGTAATGCAGTGACAGGTACACTGTCTATTAATTCTTGGACATCTTCAATATCTTTAGAATTTAAATCCAATAACATTGAAATAATATGTAATACATATCCTATCGTATCGGCTGTTTGTCCATATAATGGTAATACATTTGCTGCGTGAGCTTGTTGTATTTGAGAATTTAATATAGCGACACTCTGATTTGCAGAGTTAAAATTTGGAAATGTTATATCGGGTACAAAAGACAACGGTTGACCTGTAACAAAACTGATTAATCCTGTAACTTGTGTCGGATCAAAGCAATTTTGAAACCCAGCAGCAGCAATTCCAACAACTGCCTTTCCAACACTATTGATAGCTCGCAGAGTCGGATCAGTTGTTTGATATGTGATTGCTAGAGCTGTCTGTTGCGCAAGACTCCCCGGTAGAGTATATTCTGGTGGTCTCGATGATTCTTTTATAGCACAATTTATGACTGAGGATATAGGTAGATCATACGCAGGATCATCAAATCGTCCCATATCAACCCATCCGGGATGAGTAAATAGATGAAGTGGATCACTGCTTGCTCCATTTTGTTGCCACTGATATACGTGATAATTTGTATTGTTGTACGTTGCTATTTGAGAATCAGAATAGCCCGATAAATCTCCACCAAGTATAGGATCATTGTTGATATAATATGTATACCCATCTGCCAGTTGTTCAACAGATATAGAGTTTATGTCATCGTATGTATATGTACCCTGTGTATAATAATTACCCACAATACGATCATCAATGCTATTGTTAGCGTGATAATTATCAACACCTTTGAATTCTGTTATAGGAGTATCAATTGTAACAGCAAAAAATCCCGATCCAATATCAATTCCAGGTATTGGACAGTTAATTCGTGCGCCTATTTTCATGTTATCATTAAGCATCTGAGTTAGTATGGCAAATCCAGTTAGATCTCTGCAATCCATAACTCTTGTAGAAATTTCATCTTTGTATGCATTGATTATTGCTGTTTTTTCATTATAGTATTGAAGTTCGGCTTGAGGATTGCCCACATCATCGATGTTGCTCGGTGCTGATAGTATCTGTTGGGGATCACCAACGCCTAAATCGCGGAAACATAAAATATGACCCCCACCTACAGTATTTACAACAATACCTGTACCAGACGGATATCCACTTCCACCATTTATGACTGTAATACTTTCTAGAGAACCATTCGTGACAATCGCAGAAGCTATAGCTCCTGTTCCTGGAGTTTGAATTGTAGCCGTTGCAGTAGCATATTGACCTGTACCGTTATATCCCGAAATTGTTATTGTCGGTGCACTAGTGTAGCCTGCACCAGCACTTGTAATCGTTATTCCCGTGATTGTGCCGTTTGAAGATGTTGCGGTAGCCGTGGCGTTAAAGATAGGACTACCACCGCTAAATGTAACTGTTATAGGTTGCTGATAATATTGCCCACCATGAGTTAATGTTACAGACGCAACACCGCCTCCTACAAATGTAACTGATGCAGACCCATCGGGATTGTTAGCATTGCCTATTGAAATTCCAGGGCTTATTATACTGATACCTGTAATCGTACCATTTGCATCTAAAACTGGAGTACATTGAGGAGGATTACCGCCTGCCAGACCGATTGGATTTAGGAATGAATATGGATCGGCTTGAATTTGTGCCTGTACATATGGTTGATTAAAATATTGAGTTTTTATTAAGTTTATTTGAGTCATGTAATAAACTATATCATTTCTAAATTGTTGTACTAATAGTTTTACGTTTAAGTATGCAGTATCAATTACACCATAAATATCGAATTGAACACTTGCTATAGCAGTTGCACCCGTACCACCGCCACCTGTCAACACGACAAAAGGTGGATTTGTATATGAATAGTTTGAGCCTCCTGATGTAAGCGTGATAGATGCAACTTGACCATTTGTTATTATACATGTGGCGGCTGCACCCGTTCCATACCCGCCTCCTGTAAAAGTAACCGTAGGTGCACTTGTGTAGCCTGAGCCTCCGTTTGTTACTGGAACATTTGCGATAAACCCAGATGTCTCAATATTATTGAATAATGTTACTGCGTTGTTACCAGCTGTTTGAATTGTAGAAAACTGTGTAGCTGCTGACGATGTCGTTACCGGTAAACTTGCAAAGTTGTATTTCGTTATTCCGGTATTAGGGTCCACATAGTTCAATAAATTATTCGAATATTGCTGTACATGACACCATGCTGTTTGATAGGGAAAATCAATATTCATAGCAACACGTCTACGAAGATCTACGGGAAAGTTAAAAATAGCATATGGATCTTCAGTGGGATTTCCATAGCGAGGAGTATCATTTGATTGCCAATTTCCAGTAGATACAACTGGTATTAAATTTCCATATTCATCTATAGAATCGGTTGATAAAACCTCTGGATATTTAAATTTAACCGGATAATTAGGATCGATCGTAATGCAAGTAAAGAAATTTAATGTATAACTTGTTTGACCAAAAAAGGAAAAGATTTGAGTTGCTTGGTAAGAACCAGATGTAGTTGGTAAATGTATTGTAACTACAGAACCAACGTTATACTGAGCAGTTGGGCTATACACAGGCGGTATTGGCACACTTAATGTTGTAGGATCAATCTTATTCCATGTTGTAGTATCTACATTCGGAGGTAATGTTAGCAGTGTGGCTTTATCGGTAGGATTATTAATATTGTAAATTGTTTGATATCGTTTTGCTACTTCACACTTGTAAATTTCACCATTCCATAGAACCAGAGAACCAACTGTGTATGAAACAGCACCTTGTCCCGAGTTCAAAGGCCACCAATTTACGATACCATTCGGTGTAAAATATGTAGAAACTACGGTATTATAATCAGAAATTGTTGATGTCAAATTTTTCCAATACGTTGGAGATGTCGTTGGATCTACTCCAGTTAGTACATCAGAAGGATTCGGTGGAGTCACGTTTATACATTCATAAACAGTGGCATTATAAGATGTTAAGTCACCAACACGGTATAACCAATTGTTATTATATTCGTGATAATCTTGTTCATTTAATGTTGAAAAATTTAATACAGACGGATCGGCTTCAACTGGGATTTGTAATTCATCAAGTGTATTAATAAGTGGATAATTTAGCAATTGCCAATTGGTTGTATTTGTAGGAGATATGCCAGTTATAGGTACATTTATTTGCACATCATTTGTACATTCATAAAACGAAGATCCAATACTTACTGTGTCACCAATATTATATGTCGTAGACGTTGCATCGTATGTAGGGAAGTCGCTAGCATTTGCTGGAAGAGATAAAGCAGGTATAACTCCAGGAGCAGCCTCTACAAACGCATCTTTATATACAACCACTGGGTACACAATTTGTTTCCAATAGTTAGTATTTGAAATATTAACGTTAATTAAACTTGTAGTTGTGTATGAACATCTGTAAATAGCGTTATTAACTTTAACAACTGAACCAGACGTGTACTGACCTGTTGACGAATAGGCAGGAAAAGTAGAAGCCACTAATGGAGGAAAGTTTGAAGATGTTATCTCTCTGTATCCGTATATACTACCATCTAAAGTTACATAAGCCATAGGATGCGTTACAATATGCCATATAGCACTAGAATTTGGAGATACGCCTGTAACAGTTACACCTGCATTGACAATTAAAAACCAATACTGTCCACCAAACGATACATAACTTTCACGTGTATATGATGCTGTTGATGAATATACTGGAATATTATCTGCAGAACTGAGTGCTGGAAAGTTTGCTGGGTTTATTTCTTTGAGAATTCCCTTCACATATCCAGTAGTGTAGTATGTCTGTACCCAGTAATTTGTGTTTGTTGGATCTATTCCAACCAAATATCCCTTTGAAGATATATCATCCGAACAAAAGTAGAAATTAGTAGAAAGTACAATAGAACCCCGATTATATGATTGTGCAGATGAATACGATAAACAGTTAGTTGTCGTCAATGATCCTAGTAACGTAGGATCTGCTTCAATTTTTGTTCCATTTAGAGTTACATATGGGTATGTTCGCAACTTCCAGTTTGCAGGATTTGATGGTGGATACAGACCAACGATACCTTGCTTCGTAGAGTCAGTGTTATCAAGAATACATGTATAGACTGAATTATTATATGTCACATATTGACCTGCATAGTACTTTGCTGTATTAGAATATGCTGAAAAATTTTGAACAAAATTGAGGTTAGTGAAGTCTGCTATATTTTTACTAAACGCGACATAGACACTATTTCCCGATGTTAAAGGTGATCCCTTTACTACATTTGCAACACAGTTCAACGAAAATCCTCCAGAAACAGGAGCTGTTTGGGTAACATTTAGAAGTGCATAATTCAATGTAGTTGAAATTGAATAGATTCGCAAATAGCCAATTATGCTTCCACCACTAAATGTAACAGTTGGTACAGTTGTATAACCAGTTCCGCCGTTTGTTATCGTAATACTCGTAACAACACCATTTGCAATTGAAGCAGTTGCTGTAGCACCCGTTCCTCCACCACCTGAAAATGTTATAGTAGGTGGCTCTGTAAATCCCGACCCTGCGTTTGTTATTACAATTCCGGCACCTATGATAATAGTCGGTATACTAGTATATCCCGTTCCTGGATTTGTAAGGGTTATAGATGTAACAGATCCACTCGAGTTAATAGTTGTTGTAGCAGTTGCGCCGGATCCTCCACCTCCTACAAATGTAACCAATGGTGCATATACATATCCCGAACCTGAATTTGTAATACTAATCGATGCAATTTGACCAGGTTGTGATGGACTTTGTGTAATCGATGACACTGTAGCTAAAGCTTGTGTAGTACAGAATCCATCAACTGATCCATTCGCAATAAGTGCAGTTCCAGATGCTTGCTGAGTTATACCTCCGATAAATGAAATAGTTGGAGCACTGGTATATCCCGAACCTCCAGTTGTGATAGAAATATTTGTAATTATCCCATTTGTTACGCTAGCAGTCGCAGTTGCCTGAACCGATGCTCCTCCGCCAGTAAAGATTATCGTAGGTGCACTCGCGTAACCAATTCCCGGCGTTACTAATGTAACAGCTGAAACACTTCCGTTTGCTACCGATGCGGTTGCTATAGCTTCCTGTGGACCTCCACCAGTAAATGTAACCGATGGTGTAGAGGAATAACCCGATCCAGCGTGTGTAATGGTAACAGATGAAATAATTCCCGGATTTACTGTTGCAGTTGCAGTTGCCTGTACAGACGGATTACCACCAGAAAATGAAACAGTTGGAGAACCTAAATAACCAGAACCTGGGCTTGTAATGATTACAGCAATAACTCTTCCATTTGATAGTACAGCTATGGCAGTTGCTTGAACCGACGCTCCGCCACCGGAAAACGCAACTGTAGGTACGCTAGTGTAACCACTTCCGCTGGTAAGGATGTTAACATTTGTAAGAGGGCCTATGGTGGCAGTAGCAGTAGCTATATCAGTCGTTCCTGTGCCACTAATTACTACATTGGGTGGACTTACATAGTTTGATCCAGTATTTGTTATAAAAATAGCTGAGACCGATCCGGTGTTTAATTGGCACGTTGCAGATGCCTGAGATGGCGTCTTATTTGTTATTGATGTGGACATAGAGCTTAACCAATTCGATACATTAACTGAATCTTTTGTTGTACTACTTATGAATAAAGTTCCATTTGAAGTAAAATTCGAAGCACTATAGTTTATATTTGAAAGCGTTGTATCCGATTTAGAAAATGAACCTATGTTATAATAGTTTGCTGTTCCACGATACACACTCGAAGCTCCAGTATTCACACATGAAAATGTTGGCAATGCAGTTATTATTCCAGTTCCAACGTTTGAATAACACTGTTCTATCTTAAATGTTGATAAATTGCTAAAAATTGTATATTTTACAGGACTCCAATAAATAGAATTAGACGGAGGTATACTTACGATGAATGGCTTTCCGAGTCCATTAGCTGAATATCCAATATTAAAAGGACCCATGCTAATTGCATTACTCTTCATGTTGGACCATCTATTTACACGATCTACTAACAAATTTGTATACGTTTGTGCATTCGAATATACTGTTCTATATATAGGTATTCCCGTTATAATAGATTGATATTGTGTATTACTTTGTGTTGAACTAATTGTTGAAACGTAAGATTCTGCATTCGAAAGTGCTGTATTAATTTGAGAATTTGTAAACCCAGAATTGATAGATATAAGTTGCAATGAGTTATAATCTGTTTGTATACCAGTAACTGCTGATCCAAATGTATTAAATGTATTAATGGGTGTAGCAAATGATATATAACCAAAATCACTTTGATCTTGTGAAGAAGGGATATTTGTTGAAACTCCCGAAACTAACGAAGCAAGATACTTTTGTCCAAATGGAACATATTCAGACTGAATAGCTGTAATATCACTAGATGCTGCGGTATCAGCGGTTGCACTTGCAAATAATGAATTTGACTCTATTTCGGTAACTGCTGTATTAAATTGCTGTATGTCATTATTCATGTCGATGTATGTTGCGGTATCTGTGAATGCCAAAAAATCCGTCCACGTTAAGACGTTGTGAAATATTGAGTAGTAATTTTGAATCGAATCGAATACAAAAAAAGCTGTTGGAGGCGCGAGATATCCTGATCCTCCACTTGTTAGGGTTACACTGGTAACTACTCCATTTGCTACAGTAGCCGTAGCAGTAGCACCTGACCCACCCCCCTCATTAAAAGTAACTGATATTGTACCATCTGTATAACCAGATCCTCCATTTGTAAGTGTTATAGATGCAACGTGGCCACCCGATATTGTAGTTGTGGCTGTTGCAGATGTTGTGGGATTGTTTGATATCACATTATTAAAGCTGATAGTGTGTGAAAGAATATATGCAGCTAGAGCATTACGTGTATAATATGTATTATTGAAATAATCCCATCCATGCAGTCCCTGAGTTCCTAACAAGTTATAATTTTGTCCTCCCACGAAAACAACTTGAGTATCTGATGTATATCCATATCCATCATTTGTAACAGTGACTCCTGAAAGGAAACCATCTGATCCGATTATAGCTGTAGCCGCTGCACCAGTTCCACTACCTACAAAACTTATAGTTGGTTGACTTATAAACTGTGAACCTGATGCAAAAACATTAATTGCTGTTATAGATCCCGTATTTGTTAATACTAATGTAACAGTTGGTTGTTTAAGAATATTGTTTGAACTGCTCCCCCAACCAGTAACAGGGGGTAGACAACCATCTGCTTCTGCAGCTATGTCTGCAAGATGAACCGCATGAATGAGTGGATATAGTTTGGGATACAACAAATTTCCAGCTTTGAGCAGAAGAGCTATGTGAGAAGCAATTTCATAATTCGAATCAGAATAAACTGTGGTTCTAAGCAGGGTGTCTATCAGTGTATCGATTTTTAGAGGAAGATCAATCGTTACTATAGGAACACTTGTGTAACCAGATCCGCCACTAGTTACTGTAATTCCTGTAACGGAACCACCGCTGACTGTAACTGTAGCTGTAGCTATCGAAATACCACCTCCACTGATTGTGATTGTTGGAGCGCTTGTATAACCAGAGCCTGCATTTGTAAGAGTAATTCCTGTAATGTACCCATTTGATATAGAAGCTGTAGCAGTTGCATTAGTGCCTCCACCTCCATTAAATGAAACAGTCGGGACACTTGTATACCCAGAACCCGGAGTCAAGACTGTTACCGAGGCAATATGTCCTCCTAACACCGTGGCTTCGGCATTTGCTATCGAAACACCGCCTCCAGTTATTACAGCATTGTATGATGAACTATAATATCCATTACCTGGTCTGGTAACTGTAATACTCGTTACTGTTCCTTGACTAATTTTAGCAATAGCTTGTGCACGAGGACCATTCGGAAATGCACTTCGTGTTGTGGTTTTGAAATCGTTTAACTTAGTTTGAACTGTTGTATTACGTTTATTTTGGGCATATGAAATAGCAGTTGACTTTGTTGCATCTACAGTATCAAGTGCAGATTTCACAGATGTATATAAAGTTCCTAACGCAGCTGGATAAAATCCAGGGTGTGAAAATTCGTCTGATAAAACCTTAAAATATTTAACTGCTATCGCCATCAAATCTATTACATTTGTGGTTAGCCCTACACCGCTATAATTTTGTACGGTAACTCCACTCTGTAATTGTATTCCGATAATGAGAGGACTTGGTAGAATAGTTACTGTTGTGTAAAAATACTGAGTGTAATACGGAGCAAATGTATTTGTAATTGTAGTCATGTCTAGTGTTCCACCAGTTACACTTGCCCAATTTTGTGCATCTGCAACCGCTTTTTTATAATAAGAATCTGCTTGTTGCTTGTAAGGATAAGCTGTATTAAATACACCATTCATAATTCGAACTACAGAGGATGACGGTATTGTATTTGATAGCATAGTAGCAAAATCAGGAGGGCTGTATGCCGACGGATACGTGTATGAATTTGTAGGAGGCACATTGATCACACTAGCAAAAAAACTAACTGCAGATCCAACTGCGTTTCCATACCCTGCAATACCCGCATTGTAAGCATTAATAACTGTTGTATACGTTCCTGAAGGAAACCCCCAGCTTCCAATTATAGCCGAAACATTTTGCGTCTGTGTAAAATTCTTATACTGTGCATTCACAAGATCGGTATATAATATCGCAGCTTGGTTATAAAATTTTGGTAAATATCCTTGTACAGTTGTAACAAGTCCCTGTAATAATACTAATTGTGCATCTATATCAGCTTGACTGTTAGAATTATTATTTATAAATAAAGTGTAGCTACCAGCTGTTATAATACTATTATTAATTGCATTGTATGTTGAAGTAACAGAAGTAAAAAGAGCAGAGTCTGAAGAAACAGATAAATCAATAACAGATGTGTCTGTTAATGGAGTGTATTGATTTGTAATTGTTGTTTGCCAAAATGATAGCGCATTGTTTGCAGTAACCGCCGATGCCTTTGTTGCATTTCGTAATGCTAAAGCCGCAGCCGCAGCCGCAGCAGCCGCAGCCTGATTAGCAGCTAAAGCTATCGCCGCAGCATCGTTTGATATTACTGTATTCGTTTGAGATACGATTGTTGATGCTATAACTGAATTAATTAAAGAAGCTACGCCAGATCCTAATGTAAGATTTGGAAGAGATGCAGTTTTATTCACATAACAGTTTCCACGAGTTAATAAAATATCTTTAGATGTCCATGTAACTCCGTCAGTACTGGTGGCTAGTGAAGTTAACCCGCTTCCTGATGCAATCCATTTTGTTCCGGTCCATGATACTGTTGATCCGCTTACAGTAAACGTAGAAGTCCCAAGACCGGTCCAATTATAACCATCTGGACTTGTGGCAATTGTATTTGCTCCAGATCCAACAGCCACCCATAGTGTACCATTCCAAGCAATAGCATTCGCAATAGTGAATGGATTTGTAGCCGAGTTTACATCAAACCAACGTATACCATCGATACTCATGTTGATAGTATGTGATGGACCGGAGCCAACCGATATCCATGTTAGAGAATTATACGCAATAGAATTCACTGTTGTTAAGGTTGTATTTCTGATCTGATTCCATGTTATTCCATCGGTGCTATAATTCATACCTCCATTTCCTCCGACTATCCACATGGGGCGAGAACCACCGCCATTCCATGCAACACACTCACATGATAGTAAACCTGCTGGTGTTCGTTTTGTCCATGTAATTCCATCGGGACTTGTAGAAATTAAAGTATCTAGACCCTCGCACACTGCAACTGCTAAACTTCCGCTCCACGCAATATCTTTGCCATTCTCAAGAGTACTCGTTGGATATGACCAGGAAATGCCATCTGGACTCGTTGCTATACTCTGTCCTGAATTGCCATACTGAGGATTTCCCACAATGATCCACAGAGAACCAGTCCATACAGCTCCAAAAAATTCCTTCTGAATTTGTCCAACTGTATTAGCTCCAACCTGACCATTTAGCAACTGAGGATGCCACACAGTATCATCAAACGTTCGGAGAACACTTGATGGTGATCCGTAACCAACAAGTAGTGCACTTACTGTATTTAGAGTACCTCCTAGAATAGGAAGAGGTATACTAGAAGCTAATGCATTTCCCGATAAATTTACGGTTTCCCATGTAACGCCATCAAGGCTACGCTTTGTGATACCAATAGCAGGCTTTGAAGTATCACCCTGAAATGCAAGTTGTCCGGTGGCAACCCAATAGTTTCCATCCCATATTATATCTGTGAATACAGGAAACCCAGATGCAACAGTCCATTCAATGCTATTAGTGCTCTTTATAATCACACCGGCAGTTGAGCCACTCCAATAAAACTGGGGATTGTAATTTCCATTTGGAACAGGAATAGGTACACAGGATGACAGTATACTCTGGTTGGTGCTACTAACCTGACCAACGGCTAACCAATAGGATCCATTCCAAGCAACGCTAAAAATATGATAATATGTTTCCAATCCAGGTCCAGGATTAGATGCAAGGTTGCTTAATCCCTGATCCCATGTATTTCCGTTATCACTGCTAAATACAATACAGCTTCTCAAGTTACCTGTAAGAGATACACCTAGAGTACCGGCAGAATTAGGAAGACCAGCACCCACAGCAACCCAATATGCTCCATTATAAGCAACACCGTATCCCTGAAACAATCCGCCTACTCCGTCATATCCAGCATATACTCCAGAGCCATAGTAGTCAGAGCTGTTTCCTATTTTCTTCCAATTGATGCCATCTGTACTTGTGCAAATTGTAGGTACGTCATCAACAAAAGGACTGTATATTTTGGTAGTAGTTGGATACGCAATTGTATTTGTAATACCAGATACATTGCCAGAAACGATAATAAATACAGATGAGTTTGCCGCAACTGCAAACGGTTGACCATTTGATGTGCGTCCTGGAATTCCTCTTGGTGTCCAATTTATTCCATCGGGACTTGTGGCAATTTGATTTACAAACTGGTAGTTACCACCGCCAACAACAATATTTTGTATAGGAATTCCATTATTAATACCACCAGTTCCTATAGCAACCCATTGAGATCCGTTCCATGCAAACCCATTACAAACAGATGTAACTTCGTTAGGATCTCCAAGTGAGAATGGATTTTGTGTCACACGGTTCCATGTATATCCATCCGTACTTATGGCAATGGTATGTGTTGTATAATAATCTTCCGATGTAAGTGTTCCAGTTCCAGATGCAGCTGTAGTATTGTATAGATCCTGTGCTTGTTTCAAATATGTTATATACGAATTGTAATCAGATGTGTATTGTGCATTCTGTGTACTTACAATGCCATTATCTATCTGAAGACTTGGGTAGTTAAAAAGAATTCTTGCATTTTCTCCAAGTTGTAATCTATCCTTATTTACTGCGATTATAAATGAAGAGACATACTGATTCTGTATATCGATAACCGGCTGGTATGATGTTAATGTTGTATGTTGAAGTGTAGATGACCCACCTATAATCCACTGTTTGCCATTATAGGCGACGCAATTTATATTTTTTAATGGCATACTACCAGTTATAGTAACATCCGCAGGTGAAAATCCTGCCGGATTGTTAACTACAATGCTCTCCGCTATCGAGGGCATTTGTATATATCGCCCATGTTTTTATTGATATAATACTGTGTAATCGTTGTTTTGCGTTGATACAGATAATTGTGATCCCACTATAATTGAAGTAACGGTACCTCTTACATTATTTGTCACTGTAGGTCCTGTAGCACCGGAAGATGACACACCAGTTGCACCGGTGGGAACACCAGGACCTGTGTATGAACCAGTAGGTCCTGTATAAATACCCGTTCCTCCAATTCCTGGTAGATTTGTTCCGTCACTTGTTACAGGACCACTTGCACCTGTAGGTCCTGTAGGACCAGTATTAATGACAACCGGAACTGGTGAATAAAATCCAGTAATTGTATATTTAATACCAGTGTATCCAGATGTCGATATTAGTGTAAGAGGAAAGCTTCCTACAGTATTCCACGAAACAGTTACATTTGTAGTATTATTCGTTCCTGCATCCGGTACAGGGTCACCTGTTAATGTAACTAAGCTGTAAATACCGCTTGTACTCGTAGTTTGTATTAAATAATTACCTTCAGTTATGCTATAATAATCTGTAATTGGATACTTAACAGTTGAATTATTTGTGATAGGTAACACGGTTGGCATTCTAAATGAAGAACTTCCCTGTGTCACTGTTTCAGTAATATTGTTGAATATAACTGTTGGATTACCGTTGTTATCTACAATTGTATACAAATTCGATGGAACATTGGCAACAATTGATTGATAAAGGAAATAGCTTACAGAAGAATCTATGTATATGTTTGTTATCGCGTATTGAAATGTATTATTTGCAGATATTGACGTAGCAATAAATGGGAATAACGTTGTGTCATTCCATGTAGTTTGAAGTGTTGTTGTATTATTTGTTCCTGGATCAGTCATTGTGTTTCCACTTGCATCGACAATATCGTATATATTAGATGTTTTACTCGTTTGTAACAAATAGTACTTTCCTGTTAAGTATTGGTAAAAGATTCCAACGATATTAAATGATGTATATGTGAAAGGGAAGGCTGTTGTGCCATTCCAAACCACAACAACCGGATTCGATGACCCATCTAAAATAACATTGTGTGATGCTGCATCAACAATATTATACTGAAATGAATTCGGATATGTGCCTGGAGCAGGTTGCTTTAAAAGATACGTTCCGGAAGAATATACCGTAGCATATCCAATAATTGTATAAAGCGCATCTGTATATGTAACATCTGGATGTGTAACAGGGTTTCCAAGTGCTATGAATGGAAAGCTAGGAACACCTGAAGGTGGTGGAACATATAAAACATCGATATAAACAGATGTTCGCACAACAGGTTGTCCTGTAGTAGAATCGACTATAGTGTATCCTCCGTTATTGAGTGTTGTGTTTAGGGAATATGATCCGGAAACAATACCACTATAAATGCCAACTACAACCCATTCATAATTTGCAACACTGGATGAGAATACATGGGGAAATGAAAATCCTGTTACATACGATGGTTCTCCTAATAGATCTGGATATGAAGACCCGGGCGGATATACAAATGCTCCTGATGAATCGACTACATAATAGTAATCTGTACTTCCACCGCCAGTATATCCTCCCGGATAATATCTGGCATAAACAGGTGATGAATATGTGAACGTTGGTGTACCACCTCCACCTCCAGAAGAACCTGAACCTCCAGAAGAACCTGAACCTCCAGAAGACCCCGATCCTCCAGAAGAACCTCCTGAATATCCTGAGCCACCTGAATATCCTGAGCCACCTGAATATCCTGAGCCACCTGAATATCCTCCTGTACTTCCAGACCCTCCTGTAGATCCCGTGGGGCCTAAAGAACCAGTAGGCCCAGTTATACCTGAAAAGCTAGGGATATACGATGATGAACCAGATGCACCTGAAGGAATATTTGCTCCAGAAATTCCAGTAGGACCTGTAATTCCTATAGGACCTGTGGCTCCTGTAGGACCTACGGTTGAAACAGGCGCACATTGATCACCAACGGGAGGTGATCTACAACCTTTTGAATATGTAAGACTCATAAAATTCGGATTACATCCTAGAGCAGACTCTATTGGATTTGTGTTTACTGCGACGTTACCTGGATATTGAACTTTTGTATTTTTTGCTCTTGCATTTGCGTCTACCGAACGTGTAAACGCAGATGCTGACTTCATTGTTATTTTACAAAGAGTTGTTATCTAAGCAGTAATACACAAGAATTCGCATGGCTGTTGAAACTGGAAACTGTTTTGGACCAAAATTTTGAATATGCTGATCATCTAGTTTGCACCACGCAGAACCCGTTGGTAAGTTTCGACCATATGTCCACCAATGTGCCCCATTATAGCAGATAACGCCTATCAGTGCGTATTGCTTCGAATTGAGAACAAGAATGCTTGAGTAGCCTACTGATCCATCAATAGATCTGACGTGGAAGACCATCACTCGAGGAAATGATCCTATCAAATAGTTATTTGTACATCCCTGTTTGTTACACTTTTCGCATTTCCATGTGTCAATTCTAGTAGGCGCTACAACACGCTGTATACATTCTAGAATAGGTGTGTCTTGTTTTGTTGCGATGATGTCAAATTCGATTACACTGTCCTCCTTTATGATTTTTGCAGGACATGAATTACACTGAACAGCATCGGCAACTTTAAATCGACAAAGCTCGTCCAAATAAGGTAGACGGTCGCACAGATACTGTAAAAGCTCATGGCTATCGCCAATGCCGTTTCCTGCGGGCATGTGATGAGTTTTCACTGCTTGAAAAAATTCTGGCAGTCCCTCCTTTCCTTGAGTTTTCCAAATTTTACATAAACATTCATCTAGTACATTGTTTGTTTCAAAAATTCCTTTGCTATATCGTGACTGAACATCGGGAATACGAAATATTCCCTGTAGGCAAGCGTTTACCCAACAACTTCCTCGAAAGTTTTGGAGTCCGAACATACTTACTTCTAATGCTGGAACTTAGAGAAATCTGTTAAAAAGGGTTGCGGTGGACCTTCGGTCGGAAATGCCTTCTGTAGGTCTGGATTGAAGTCATACGTCTCATCATCTACTTCATCAGATGTATGCTTTCCAGAGATAGCTTTCTTCTTTGTTCCGGGAACTGACGGAATATCGGGTCCATAAATATCAGGATATGTCCCCGAACTATTTGAAGTATTTGATTTAGTACCACTCGGGGTAGAAGGCACTACCTTTTCAGCCTTCGGTCCATAAATTTCTAGTTCAGACGGCTGATCTTTAGCCTTCTTTTTTGCATCGGGTGTACCATGCGTTTGTAAAGCACTTACTAGATCCTTATTTGTCATGCTCTCTACACGGCTCTGTGTGACAAACATAACGACTACAACAAGCAAGATAAATCCTACTAAAAAGACAACATCGTTCATCATTCTTCTCTTTACTCAAAGCAAAGAAATGCCACGCAAAACTTTAAAACGTTCGCGTAAGTCTCGCCGTCGTACAATTCGTCGTTATCGTAAAACGTCTGGTGGCGGTACTGACTCGCAGTCAATCATCATTCCAACAAATGCTCTTAAGACATCATATGGCGGAATTAATAGCCAAGATGAAATATACGGTATTGCTAAAGTATAAATAAATGTCGTTAATACGATACACTCCAGACGGGGGTTATGTAAACTTGGGTGTTCCTGCAAAACAACCAGGTCCAGCCGGTCCAGTCGGTCCAGCCGGTGCAACTGGCGTAATGGGCCCTACAGGTACGACCGGTCCTACTGGAGCTTCAGGTGTTCAAGGAATTCCAGGAGTAACAACAGGCAAAGTTCTATTTCTTGATTACGACGGTCAATCCAACTATTTACTACTAGCATCTCCTGGTGTAGGGCACCAAGTAAAAACAGTTCCAGTGAATGCAAATTCATCTGTAACAGTTGGTCCTTTTAATGGCTCATCTAGTCTTATTCAGTTCTCAAATTTAATTGGCGGTTTATGGACTACTAACGTATATGCGTCCGTATCCAGTGGATCTGTGGGAATGTATACGACTATAACTCCAATTGATTCAAACAGTGTTCCGATTTCTGGTGCGACGCCATGGACAAGTGCAGGTGCACCTACGTTTATCACATCTACAGCCGTGTCGACCCAAACAAACTCTGTGTATGTAGAGGACTATGTGTTAGCTGCAGGTGGTTCATACTCAGTAACGCTAAATCTTTCAAATTCAGGCGGCAGTCCGGTTACAGCAAGTTTACAATTTAGGGATTATACACCAACCAACATAACAACAACTTTACAAGCAACTCCTGCAATAGGTGGACCAACGGGTCCAACTGGACCGATAGGTGGTATCGGAGCAAGTGGTGTAACAGGTCCTACTGGAGCAAGTGGCGTAACAGGTGCTACAGGTGTAGGTGTAACGGGTCCTACAGGCGCGACCGGACCGACTGGACCTACAGGAGGAATTGGTGTAACAGGTGCTACAGGAGCAGGAGCAACTGGCCCCACTGGAGCTACTGGTGTAATGGGTGCTACAGGTGCAGGCGTGACAGGTGCTACGGGAGCAACTGGTTTGATGGGTCCCACTGGAGCTTCGGGTGTAGTAGGTGCTACAGGTGCAGGAACAGCAGGTCCTACAGGAGCTTCAGGTGTAACAGGATCTATTGGAGTAACTGGAGCAACGGGTCCTGTAGGAGCAAGTGGTGTAGTGGGTCCCACCGGAGCTTCAGGTGTAACAGGATCTATTGGAGTAACTGGAGCAACGGGTCCTGTAGGAGCAAGTGGTGTAGCAGGACCTACCGGAGCTTCAGGTGTAACAGGATCTATTGGAGTAACTGGAGCAACGGGTCCTGTAGGAGCAAGTGGTGTAATAGGTTCTACCGGAGCTTCAGGTGTAACAGGATCTATTGGAGTAACTGGAGCAACGGGTCCTGTAGGAGCAAGTGGTGTAATAGGTTCTACCGGAGCTACAGGTCCTGTAGGTGTTTCGGGTGTATCGGGACCTACTGGAGCAACAGGTGTAAAGGGTTCTACGGGAGCTTCAGGTGTAACAGGGTCTACAGGAGCTTCAGGTGTAACAGGAATAGCGGGTCCTACAGGAGCTTCAGGTGTGACAGGAATAGCGGGTCCTACAGGAGCTTCAGGTGTAACGGGAATAGCGGGTCCTACAGGAGCTTCAGGTGTGACAGGAATAGCGGGTCCTACAGGAGCTTCAGGTGTAACAGGAATAGCGGGTCCTACAGGAGCTTCAGGTGTAACAGGCCCCATTGGAGTAAGTGGTGTAGCGGGACCTACTGGAGCAAGTGGAGCTACAGGTTCCGTTGGAGCAAATGGAGCTACAGGTTCCGTTGGAGCTACAGGTGTAACAGGTCCTATAGGTTCTACAGGTGCAACGGGACCTATTGGAGTTACAGGTGTAACTGGTGCTGTTGGAACTACAGGTGTAACTGGTCCTACTGGACCTACAGGTGTAGTGGGACCTACGGGGGCTACAGGTGTAACGGGTCCTACAGGATCTATAGGTTCTACAGGAGCGAGTGGAGTTTTAAACACAAATGTAACTGATAATTTCATGGTGGCAGTGGGAAACGGTACTACTAATCCAATTGTATATTCATACAATGGTGGTTTAACATGGAATGCAGTTAGTTCTAATCCATTCGGAGGTACTAATCCTGGATATGGGGTTGCGTGGAATGGTACTTTATGGGTAGCTGTTGGAGCTGGAACTAATAGTACTCCAATTGCGTACTCCTCCGATGGTCTAACGTGGACTACAGTTAGTTCTAATCCTTTTGGAGCTACTAATCACGGATATGGCGTTGCATGGAATGGTACACGTTGGGTAGCCGTTGGAACTGGAAGTGGTGGTACTCCAATTGCGTACTCCTCTGATGGTATATCGTGGACTACAGTTAGTTCTAATCCTTTTGGAAGTACTAGTCATGGATACGGCGTTGCGTGGAACGGTACACGTTGGGTAGCTGTTGGAGGTAATAGCACTCCAATTGTTTACTCATCTGATGGTCTAACGTGGAGTACAGTTAGTTCTAATCCTTTTGGAAGTACTAATGCTGGACGAGGTGTTGCATGGAGTGGTACACGTTGGGTAGCCGTTGGAGCCGGCGCAACATCGGGCACTCCAATTGCGTACTCCTCTGATGGTATATCGTGGACTACAGTTAGTTCTAATCCTTTTGGAAGTACTAGTTCTGGATCTAACGTTGCGTGGAATGGTACACGTTGGGTAGCCGTTGGAACTGGATCACTTAGTAACACACCAATTGCTTACTCCCCTGATGGTGCAACGTGGACTACAGTTAGTTCTAATCCTTTTGGAAGTGGTAATACTGGAGCTGGCGTTGCATGGAACGGTACACGTTGGGTGGCTGTTGGAGCTGCTACAACATCGGGCACTCCAATTGCGTACTCTCCCGATGGTCTAACGTGGACTACAGTTAGTTCTAATCCTTTTGGAGGTGTTGTTCCAGCATACAACGTCGCATCCAGAGTTATTCTGCCTTATATGGGGCGTAGTATATCTACGGCAATTTCCGGTTCTACGACAACAACGAGTGTACTTACTGCAAACGGAATAAATGCTGTAATTGGACAATCTACATTACAATTCGATGGGTCTTATACGTACACTCCTTCTATGATTGTCAATGGAACAAGTCTTACTGCACTAAGTTGGACACAGCAGACGGGATCAGGGACATCAAATTGGCTTCCAATTGCATCATCTGCTGATGGAACAAAACTTGTTTCAGGTGTATATCCTGGGTATATCTACACAAGTTCGGACTCTGGAGTTACATGGACACAACGTGCTACGTCTCAAAATTGGATTTCATTTGCATCATCTGCTGATGGAACAAAACTTGCTGGAGTTGTTCGCAATGGATACATTTACACAAGTACAGATTCTGGAGTAACGTGGGTGCAGAAAACATCGGATGCGACTCGAGCTTGGGTTTCAATTGCATCATCTGCCGATGGAACAAAACTTGCTGCAGTTGTCCTTGCTGGATACATTTACACAAGTTCGGACTCTGGGGGTACATGGACTACAAACACAAACTCTTCGGGAACAGCAAATTGGAGCTCGATTGCATCATCTGCTGATGGAACAAAACTTGCAGCAACCGTTAGTAGCGGTGGATATATATGGACAAGTTCAAACGCAGGTGTTACATGGTCTACAAACGCAAACTCTTCAGGATCGGCATCTTGGGTTTCAATTGCATCATCTGCCGATGGAACAAAACTTGCTGCAGTTGTGACTGGTGGATATATTTACACAAGTTCAAACTCCGGTATTACATGGGTACAAAAAACATCAGATGCAACACGAGCTTGGAATTGGATCACATCATCTGCCGATGGAACAAAACTTGCTGGGGTTGTTAGCACCAGTGACTATATCTATACAAGTTCAAACTCTGGAAGTACATGGACGCAGAGTGCCACATCTCAAAATTGGCAAGCGATCACCTCATCTGCTGATGGAACAAAGCTCGCTGCAACTGTGTATGGTGGATACATTTATACTGGAGGATACACCCCAGCAAACGCATCGCTGATTGTAGGTGGTAATATATACGCTGGTGGATCGATCACTGCAGGAGGCGATGTGACTGCATTTTCTGACGTCCGATTGAAGAGAAATATAGAGACTATTGACAGCGCACTTGGTAAGATTTCTATGATGCGTGGTGTATATTACGACAGAATCGATACAATGGGTCGCAAAGTTGGATTGATTGCTCAGGAGGTCGAAGAAGTTGTACCTGAAGCAGTCCAGACCGGAACTGATGTTAATGAAACAAAAAGCATTGCATATGGTAACTTAGTTGGATTGTTAATCGAAGGTATTAAGGTGTTGGATAAGCGCTGTTCTGATCTCGAAAAAAGATTGGAGGACAAGTAAATGGCGGTCCCAACATCAAATATTAGTATGACAACTTTGAACACCGTCTTCGGAAAAGGATTCTCTTTGTCGAAATATTACGGAACTACATTTACATCTGGATCTGCACCGGCATCAGGTCCCATCAGTTATAGCATGTTTGCAGGAAAGAGTGCTGTATTCACCCCAACGTCGTTGTCTGCTCCACTCATCACATGGTTCAAGGGTGATTCGGGGTTAACAACGTCATCGTGGACGAACAATGGAACAAATGGTGGTTCGGCAACGTTCGCGGGAACTGGATTATCCATTGTCACCGTAAATGGAAAGAACGCAATTCGTCTCATCAATACGAACTATCCAGGTGCCCCCTCCTGTTATGGATCGTATCTTCAATCGTTTTCCACTCAAGCTCGTGCATTTTTTATCGTGATGCGACTGAATGTGCAACCAACGCAATCACCAATTGTGTTAATTGCACAGACGAATACCGGATATAATTTGAACATGTATGGTAGTCCTGGGGCACCATATGAAATGCTTCTCAACAATAATAATGGTGCTACTAACAAAATAATCAGTACACTAGATGACACGATTAGCGCACTGTCAGTTAAGGTATGTGGTGTAGTCAATTCTGCGACATCAACTGCAAATAATCAGGTCTACGTGAACGGTACGGCACATACTATACAATCTAGTTATAATAACGTGGCTTCGGGTTACACCACTGGTACAAACACATCTTTATATACTTGGATTGGATCCGATAATATCGGTGCAGGTATGACAACTCAGGACTGTACAATCTGCGAAATTCTCTGTTATAGCGGAGAAGTAAGTGCAGCTGACGCATCAAATGTAAATACCTATTTAATAAACAGATGGGGTGTAGTCAGTATCACTGCATCAGTTGAACCTACAATCGCAAGTGGGCGTACATTCTATACATTCACAACAAATGGATCGTTCACGATTGCGGCCGGTGGATCTAAAACCGTTGAAATCATGGCAATTGGCGGCGGTGGAGGCGGTGGTTGTCAGTCGGGTGGCGGTGGTGGCGCAGGTAACATGATTGTGGCAACAGGTACATTGACAGCAGGAACATATACAGTTGTTATAGGAGGTGGTGGTGCAGGTGGAACGGTGAGTTCGTCAACTGGACAGCAAGGAAGTTCAAGCACATTCGGTTTAATTCTTACTGCTCTTGGTGGTGGCGGCGGTGGAACGTATAGCATTGGTGGAGGGCAAAATGGTGGATGCGGTGGTGGTGGATCCGAACTTGGCCAATTAGCAGGAGGATCGGGTGTTCAGGGTTCTGTCAGTGGACCTTTGACTGCTACACAGAATCTAGCAACCAATGGCGGAACAGGCATCAATGACGGGTCACAAGGTGGAGCTGGTGGTGGCGGTACATCAGCAGCAGGAACCAATCACTCGGCGGGCCAAAGTGCGGGAAATCCAGGTGGAGCAGGAACTCTGTATTACGGAACGTACTATGGTGGCGGTGGTGGTGGTTCGCAGGGTGGCATTTTCTACGGAGCGCCTTACAACGGTGGCGCAGGCGGAACTGGAGGTGGAGGCACGGGTTCAACAATCGGGGCATCAGGAACAGCATTAGTTCGTGGAACTGCGGGAGCTGCAAATACAGGTGGTGGTGGTGGCGGTGCAACTGCGTACACAGGCGATACAACTGGACTACCGGGTGGCACGGGCATCGTGATCGTTTCGTATGCAAACTAATGAGTCAATTTTATTTTAACATACTCAAATTTATACTATAAATAAATGAAAGACTGTGTGATTATTACATCTGTTATACAAACTACAAATAAGCCATTTAATTATTCGGAAACACGAAGTATTTATTCACACCAACAACGGTTTGAACAAACACTTGAAACAATTGAATCGGTTCGCAAATATATGCCCGATACTCATATACTTTTAGTCGAATGTAGTCCTCCCTCCGAGTGGATGGATATTCTCAAATCAAAAGTAGATCAATTTATTAACTTAGAATTTCACGAGTTAGTAAATAATTCGCTTGAAAAGGGACTAGGAGAAAAGACTCTTTTGCTTACTGCACTTTCTAGCTTAACGGAAGAGTATTCAAATGTATATAAGATTACTGGTCGCTATGTATTGCAGAATAAAATTGAATGGGAACCATCAGATCTTCCAACATTTTGTAGAACTAATAATTATGGAATAGAAAACGGCGTTCATACATTTTTTTATCGAATTCCAAATTCAAAACTTTCTTTGTTTAAAGAAATTCTTGAATCTTACGAATCAGGATGTATTGAAAACTTTTTTACAACCAAACTTGAAAATCAAATTAACTATGTGGAAAAAATTGGAATATTAGTTCGATGGGCTTGCTACGATTCAACGCCGATCTTTTAAAGGTGCAAACTCAGTCGTAAACACTCCCTTGCTTTCCGCAGCTTCCGATGCTTTTATACCAGCCCACGATCCAGACATAGCATCATAACGAGCCTGTAATTCAGGCTTCTTAGGATTCAAATCTAAAAATCCAGTCATACCTTTCGAATCATCCGTTGTCTTATACGTCGCCACCGGCGGATGAGATGTTGTCGGAACTACAGTGGCTCCTACGGCTTTTAAGTATCCGGCCCAATGACTTTGCATTTACTTTCTACGGTGACTTGTTTTGCGGTGGTGTTTACGCTTCTGTGTCTTCTTGTGGTGACGACGAGTCTTACCACCCTTCTTTCCAAGAGCCTTGCGACGCTCTGCTAATCCCTTTATTAATGCTTGTTTTGTGGCATAGTTTGCAACTACAGGAGTAAAGTCAGTCTGACCATAAAGCTTTACATTCGGCCCAACACTAGCGTCACTTTTAACACTAGTTGTCGAAGATGCCCGACTACGATTATCTGATGACATTTTACTTCTATCTACGTTTTTTTAACGAAGCATGATGATAAATGGATGAGATCAAAGACGACGTAAAAACGATTAAGACCAAAAAGGAAGTAGAAGAGCGATTGAAGTCGAAGGGCCCTGTAGCTATTCTTTTTTTCATGCGTTCGTGTGGTCATTGTATTGCTACCAAACCCGTATGGGACGAAGTAGCTAACGATGGTATCATGGAGATGGAGAATGTGTCATCTGATAATACTCCTGATTCGCTAGGTATTACTGGATTTCCTACAATGGTTGTCGTTAAGGATGGAAAAATTGCAAGCCGTATTGATGGCGCTGTAACAGATAAGGCTGAACTAAAGAAGAAGTTACTTGGCGGTAAATCCGGAGGTCGCCGCAGACGTACTCGTTCCCGTAAGACGCGGCGTCGTACCGTTCGGAAGAGTCGTAAGTAGCGTCTTCTGCTGAACAAATCCTTCACTTAATATTTTGGCTCCGCGAGCAGGAAAAGCAGATGAATAATCCGGCTCATCAAAACCCTTCGTCATCCAACGTAAGAATCCATCTTGATCATTGGGAACCTTAGCAGACTGTAGCGTATGAAACGTACGCATAGCCTGCGTCTGATCAAATACATCTGTAGTGTCCATGAATACATCATTCGTATGCTTGAAACTCTGCTCGACAGCCTTCTTTACATCCTTGCGACTAATCGGGGCCGCGTCCTCACGATCAGGGTTATCATTTATTTCCGTTAGTAAAACATTCATGAACGGATTTTGATCTGTAGGCATCGTATATTTGCCCGTAACCTTCGGAGGACGAACAGTAAATGACTCTATCGTCTTTCCATTAGGAAAAAGACTATAGAGTGCAACTGTTAGAACCATTACAGCAGGTATAGCAAGTACGTATGCATTGATACCCGTAGACAGAAACAGAAGTACCGAAAAGTATACTGTAAAACGAACTACTGCATTCAGTGACTCCGCGGTTGTCATGCTAGCTGTAGGAACAAACCGGTTCCACGTTGCTTGTGTAAAAAGGATCGCCGGATCTTTGAACCAAATTTGTTCTGTCATCTTATTTTTACGGTGAGGTTTTCTACTTCTTGTATTTTTCTTGAAGTTTCATGCGTAGACGATCGCGTCTATATTGAGCACGAGCTTGAGGTGTATTGAGTACCGGACGAGATCCCTTATCCTTTTTGCTACCTAGTCCTAGCATATCGTTGAATACATCTCCAAATGATAGCATAACCTTTGATTTGATCTGCTCAATTTCAGACACAATTTGCTCCTTAGTTATCTCGCCACGTTGTAGTTTTTCATGAACGAGACCCTGAACTTTAGCGATCATCTTCTTAATCATAGGATTCTCGGGGTCCTGAATCATCTCCATCAACTGCTGAGGATTTTCAATATTTATGTCAAATTCGCTGACATCAAATTGTTCAACAAGTGACAGGAATAGCTTAGCAATTCGGGTCTCCAGTACATAATCAATAATTCCTTTAAGATTACTTTCAGATGATTCATCTTCGAATAGTTTAGAAATAGCACCACCCTGATCACCCAGCATTGTTTTCGCAAGTTCCATAATAGTGCCCATTTTACTCTTCATATCTCCGTGGAGAAATGAAGCAACCATACAAAGCTGAAGATGTTTCCAAATAGTAGCGGACGTATCTTCAGTTGTGTCCCAGATAGTTGAAAGATCTATGCCAAATACAATTCGAGGAGATTCAAAGAAAACAGCATCTTTCTGAATAACCTGAAGAGAATCAGGATAAAAAACTTCAAGTTCTTTTACCGTTTTTTCGACATCTACTTCACCAATTGACTTGAAACCGGAAAACGACGATTTTAAGTCATTTAGGAAATCGGTAAATATCTTTTGGGTGTCCATTAGATTATTATTTATACATTGTGTTTAAGTTTATACCTTATTGCCACCGCGCGCAGCCATAAAGTCCTTCTGATCATCCGTCAAACATACACAGCCAGTGTCTGTGTTGAAAGCGGCAGGGCAGCAGCTACTATCGACCTTGTTACCTACAAGATACATTAGCTTATTCGGATCACTCGATGATCCCGCCGGAGCAGCTCCACCAGCTTCCGTGGGTTCAGTCTGCATCCAACCGGCAGCACCAGCTATACTTACACCATCATAAGGACCAATGCCGCCAGCAGCTAGAGGCATGCCAACATCCTGTTGCATAAAATGCTCGCGAGCAGCTACCGGTGAACTAGACCCGTACTTCATAAAGAGCCCAGCAAGGACGGCTGCGACAAAAAATGCTAGAACAAGTTCGGTTTTACCAATCATTCTTTACTTATTGAATTCATACGATTTTTTTACGCTCCTGCAGCTGCCAACATAGATGCCATCACAAGAACTAACGCCAAAATTTCAGGTTGAAACAAAGCAAGTACAATTGCGATACACAACATTGCATAGACAAACCCTTTAATAACCGAAATGCATAGTGTAACGAACGCTTCAATAAATGATATACCAACGTATGCTAAATATGACGCAATGTATCCTTGACCGCCGAAACGTTGCAGAATATCACGAATCTTAATTAGATATCCAACAAAAACACTTGAAGAATTAGAAACTTTACCAAGCGTTGTAGATGTAAAGCTCAACATAAACATTCGCAGACGACTAAACATCACACGAAATAAATCAAGAGGTCCTGCCATTTCAGAAATTGATTCAGTGGCCGTGCTCGTTATCGCATGAACAGCATCGATTGGTATTTTTATAACCTCGCCACTCATCTGACCCATACAGTACTGAAAGTTCTCAGAAACTGTAACATTTGGGTTTATCATTTCTGCAAATGGCATATACATTGGGTTGCAACGATATTGAATCCATTCTGATTTGACCTTATCAATGGAATAGCTGGCATGGAAAACCATAGCCGTTGCTATTGCAAAAATTGGTAATAGAACGAACAGCCACATTATTTCTTACTCTTATAACATTTCAACCGTTTTACCAATAGGACCATTCATTACAGCGGAACCTGTTTCCATTCCACCGTAGAATACGTATACGAACGACATGAGAACACCTACAATTCGAGCCATCAGTGTTCGCATACGGATAACTATATATTGTGTCTGACTCATAACATTTTGAATTTTTCCAAAAACAGTTCCAAGTATACCTAAAAACCCGCCACGAACACTACCCATCATACTACGCATTTCATCCATTCCATCTGCTATTTCAGATACACTGTCCGTGATCACACTGACTTCGGCCATAACGGGATCCATTACAAAACCAGTATAATCATGAAACCCTTTCATGGTACATTGTGTAAAATTTTTCACAATGTCTTGACCAACAAGTCCTGCCATCGGCATATAGATCGGATTGCAACGATATTGAACCCAATTTTTCTTGAGGAACCCAATTTGACTCATACTAAACAGGTACAACGTTGCTAGTATAGAAGTAGTTGTGACAACAGCAAAAATAATTGCCTCCATCCCTTATCTATTTCTATAAATTTGAATCGTCCCAAAATGCGTATCTTCCTTTTTCTAAACTTTTGTCTTTGTTTGGATATAAACGTAATGAAGCTTCAATCGTCCCAGACTCGTCTCGCCCTCGTTCTAGGGGGTATTGTTGTTGTAGCTTACTTAATGTCAACCTACTCATCTGGTAAGTCTTTCATGGGCGAAGGTATGGAGGTATTTGGCCAGAAGCTAGGTGTGTCAGGCCCGTCTTCGGATTCTGGTCCGTTCCCTAAGGCTGCTCACGGTGGCGGCTCTAACGCCCAGCCGTCTGAGTCGCTACAGGCTCGCCACCCGTCCTCTCAGTCAACGTACTCTGAGTCTACCCTAAGTGCCGATGAACTACTCCCGAAGGGTGGTCTAGGTGCCTCGTGGGCTGCCGTGAACCCTGCATCTCTAGGTGATCTTAAGGGCCAGAACTTCCTTGACGCCGGTTACCACACCAATACGGCCATCGCCGGTGTATCGCAGACGAACCGAAATGCCTCTTGGGATGTCCGTTCTGAGACGCCTAACCCGCAGGTCAAGGTAGGTCCCTTCGTGAACACGACGATCGAGGCTAACCCGTTCAAGCGTGGCCTAGAGGCGTGAGAACATGTATAGAATTTCAAACTTAGTACTTAATAATGTGGCCTGCAGCTTTAGTAGGTTCAGGAGTTGCTCTGGCACTTCTGTCGTCACGAGGTCCAACAAATACAACACAAGTTCGAAGCATGAGCGATGGAAACACCTATCATGTTCAGAATCTACCGGATAAACAGGGAGCAGCCGACTTAATGGCAAAAATACGATCGAATTTAGATTCGTTAATTGAACATTACAAATCTGATCCTGCTTCGATGGCCGATCCTCGTGTGAAAGTAATGGTTGATCGATTCAATCCTTCTAATATGATTGAAAATGACTTGGATGCAGATAGTACGTCATATTCTGAAAATAAAGGTGAAAAGATAGTCGTATGCTTACGTGATAAGTCAACAAAAAAACTAGTAGATGAGAATACGATTATGTTTGTTATTTTACATGAAATGGCTCACCTAATGACGACAACAGTTGGACATACTCCAGAATTTTGGACCAACTTTAGACGTTTATTGCAAGATGGTATTCAAGTAGGAATCTATAAGCAGGTTAATTATTCACGGTCACCGACTACGTACTGCGGAATGACCATCACAGATTCTCCGCTCTAATAAATAAGATGTTACAACGGCGAGTTGTCAATTTTGATACAAAAGAAAGATTTAATGTTTCATTTTTTGAAGACGACATGATTGAAACAGTTCGTCAGCAAATTGGCATTGCATTAGATGTTCATCCAAACCGTTTATTTGTTCTTGTTGGTGTAAAGTTACCAAAAGATTATTATACAAAAGATCCTCGTCGCTGGGAGGCTCTATTTGATCGTATATCGTATAACGGTCAACCAATTCAGAAGGAGCAATTTAACGAGTATCAGCGTCAGTATCGTGTTCCTGCTCTGTCAATTCCGTTTGAATCATATGATCGCGTTGATTGGTTAGCTGTCCCTGAAAATCTTTCAAAATTGTTTATGCCAGAAGATGATTTTGTCGAATATCGTATATTGGGAGTTGAAGAAGCAAGATCCTATATTTTACCTTTTATCGTAAAGGATCAATCATCTGCAAAGATATCATCTACAACGTTACCAATTGGAGAGCTAAAGAGTTTATTGTATTCATTTTATTCGACAGATGATATTACAGATTTTTTAGTTAAAGTATATAGCGAAAAAGATGAACATGTAACGAGAGCATATTACCCCTTTCTACAAGCGTCTACACCTGCTAGACTTTCAGGAGAAAGTGTGAATCTGCTTTTAAAAAATAGTAAACTATTAAATGATTTGCTACATCTAGATGTTGTTCAAGAAGAATCTGTTTCAATAAAGAGAACACGTTTCATCATACCATTTGTAACAACTGATTTTGGTTCTGCAATTCGTACTCGGTTTGAACAAATTTTTTATGGGTTGACTGTATCTCCCGATGTTCCATATGTTCAATTTTTTACATCAAGAACTGAAACAAATCGCCATAAATTTTATACAGAAGACACTAAAAATAAGGCACCGGTTGTAGATATTGCATTAGTAAAAAGCTGGGTTAATGCAACAAAACCGCAGCGTAATCGTCCAACGTTGTTAATGTATCGTGGAACATCTAAAGAGAATTTTGATCGTATATCGATAACATCTTCTGATATTGTGTTGTCAACATATCGAGACAAGAAATCAAAAAAGACACTCGATCAACTAAAGCGAGACATGCACGAATGGATTCTATCATTTGATGCCGTTATAGGCTTCACAGATGCTGCAGATTTGGATCTTGACAGATGGGTTCTAGATGATTTATCGATTTTAGTTAAATACAAAACACCTATTGATGATGAACTTGATCTAAGACGTTTCAACTGTGTGTCTTCATTTTTTGGTGTAATGGATAAGCCGGATACATTTCGCTTGCTACGAACAGATCACACTGCAGATAATATTAGTGCAATTGATATCAAACTTTTACAGATGCGAACACAACAGGGATTTTTAAGCACACAAGATGTTCAAACCGAGTTAAGTATCACGGCAGAGGAAGCAACTAAACTATTAAGACAACTTGATGACAAACTAGCAGAGAATCCTTCACTTGCTGATCGTTCATTCCGTGGATATCCCTTGCTATATTTTGAACCCGAATATGTATTATTTTCATCTGTTGGTAAACTAGAGTTAGCTGTTAAGTATGCAAATCTCCTTCGGTTTATTCTTTCGACTTCTAAATCAGATGAACTTGATAAAATATGCCCGAAGCGAATGGAAACTGTAGATGTGAAATCATTGGTTGAACCCACGATTGAGGTAACACAAGACTATGGTGATCTATTCAATTACCTAGAAGAAGAACAATCAGATGATACTACAACCGTCGTGACACAAACAAAGAGTTCAACTAGAAAACAGGATGCAAAGTATAGTTATTTCAACGAACGGTTACGTGCATTTGATCCTAAGACGTTCGATACTCCAGTGTTTCCTAAAAAGTGTGAACATAAACATCAGCCGATTATTTTGACAGATACTGACTTTGAACGATTGACTAACACAGAATATGATCCAACAACATATTTGAATGATGAAAAGCTAATGCCGTTAGAAGATCCTAAAGGAAGTGTGATTTGTCCGGAATATTGGTGTGTTCGCGACAATATACCCTTGCAGGAGAAACAACTTGATAAGGCGGATGGTATTCTAAAATGCCCTAAATGCAAAGGAAAGATCCGAGAATCCGACACAGATAGTATTCGGGAATTTACTGTAATAAAACGAGACAAAGCATTATCGTATCCTGGTTTTACAAAGTCTGGAAATTTCCCATGTTGCTATAAGAGCCCTCGCAAGAAATCATTAAAGGTAGAAGACGATGATAAATATTACGTACTAAGTGAAACAAAGACAAATTTATTAGAATTCCGATTTGCATTTTTACCAATCGAATTAATCAATTCACTCTACATTGAAGAAACGTATGAGTTAATTGTTCGATCTGGTCGACGCATTCCGTCTGGCGTTTCTGGTTACTTTCGTGTTGGAATAGGTCACGCTGCAAAAACACTTCCAATGTTGTTAAGTTTCAAAGCAAGTATAAACAATATAAAAATAAAACCTCCTGTTGATTCGATCGATACTTTGCTAAAATGTTCTTTTGTGTCAACATGGACACGTGTTTCAGATTCACATGCTGAAAAGGTATATGATATTCTTGGAAATATTGCGCCTTTTTCAAAAGATGATCTTCTGAAGAAAAATATGTCAAGAATTATATCTGGTATTCAGGACGCATACGACGCACAAGAATTATCTTCAATTCACGAACTAGAGTATGCCGCGTTATCCTTGCAATGCGATGTGTTCAGAATTTATACAGATACAAATACGATGGGATGTATGTTTTCATCCGTTATAACACGTCCTAAAAACCGAGCTATTGTTGTTTTACAAAATAAAGAAGACATTGACATTCTTTCATTTATTTACGTTTTGAGTCGAACATTTGCATATACATCAAATATTTATGCAGAACCATTTAATAAAAAAACACAACACGAGTTAGAACGTCTGCGCAATATTTCATGTAGAACCGAAATACCCAACTATAATGATGCACTGAGCATTATTCCCGATCTTCTTGCAAATGTAGACGCGTCCTCGTATTCAATTATTTTAGATCCATTCGGACGAGGCCAAGCTTTTTACGTTGAAGGTAAAATGATATTGCCGTTTAAGCCTTCAAACTTACCGGATGTTGCTCAGGCAAAAATATCTGGGTATAAAGATGTATTTAGCTTACCGACATACGAAGATGTTAGATCATACCTTATAATTGCAGAAGGATACTCAAAAGGATATGCGTGGAGAGAAGATGTATACGACAATATGAATCGTAAAGTTGAAATAGTTACATCTTCTGGTTTGGTTATTCCGATTCAACCGGAAACGGCTGAAGGCGTTCACGAGAACAATGAAGTGACAAGTACGGTTCGTAAATTTGGAGAAAGTGATCTTGTATTTGGTGAGCAATCAGCTGAACTTCAAGCTGTGTATCGAGATATAAATTATTCATCTGAAGTTTTTGAATTTCTTTTGTTCCAACTTGCAAGAGATTTGTCAACATACGATTATAGTCAACTCCGTGATGCTATTGAATTTTCTAACAAAAAAATAACAAGTGTTTTATTGGAGAAATGGTTTTCTGCGACAACAATGTTTGTTGATATTGAGAATCCATCTGATTTCATTAGCAAAATACGTCAGCCATGTGGACAATTTTCCAAGACATCTTGCAAAGGAAATTTATGTGGATGGGATGGAAATGTTTGTAAAATGAAAGTGAAAGATACGATTAAGAGAGATGAATTATTTCACCGTCTATTAACGACGATAACAACGAATGTAAAAATTCGCGCAGCTGTTCTCGACAACCGCATTACTCCATTTTTCAGTACAATTTTATATTTAGAACTACCACATGAACTAATCTTATCGGATTCTGATCTAGATAGCATCAACGTTTAGTTCCTCGTCTTCAACTTTCTCAAACACTTCATCGATGACCTCATCACCTGAAATATTATGGTTAATCTTTGTATATTTCTTAATTGTTTGCATATCATCTCTGCTTAGCAAACCAACTAGTTCAAATCCAAGGCCTGTATCTGCAACAAGAATCAGGCTTCCCGATTCAATCCAGAAATGGCGCTTATTTCTTCCCTGGAACTTTCCGGGAATAGATGCCTGAACAACATCTACTAAAATTTCATCATTTACCTTTTTTTGGTAGACAACTTCAACACGGCTATTGCCAAACATTCGGACAATTTTTCCGATATAAATATCTTCAACGTATCCATTGGTCATCATGTCATCAATGAAATCACGAATAAGTTTATCGTGATTTTTATGACTTGCAGATTGACCCTTATTCTTGTTTCCCGAATTCTTCTGAGGGACCGACATGTTATCTTTATCAACATCAAATAAAAAGTGTTTAAATTCGTTTTTACTTATAGTTTAAAGCACATCCGTAATAATCACAGCTCATTGCACAACATTCTTCAAGATGACCTTTCCATTCACCAAATTGTTTTGAAATTGTATTATACATGAATTCATATGTTTGCGATTCGTCTGTATAGATTAGAAATATTACTCCTTCACCTCGCAAATATCCACTTGTATTATTCCCAAGACGTAGATTCGATCGCTGATAGATTGGAATGCAAAACCGAGATTTAACAAACTCTTCTGCATCTGGAACGTTCTCCATTTTTTATTAGTTAGATCAAAACAGAAGATAATTCCGTTTTACAAAATAGACAACCGTTTGGTATCTGTTTTGTAATTATTAATTTAGTTATTCTCCTCCACCACTAGTTTTACAAAAAACTAGAAATTTACGCCGTCGGCTTGACAAAGTGAACCTTGAGGAAGCTCTGAAGGTTGAGGTACGTAACCTCCTGGCCATCCTTGACGCGGAGTAGCTTGCCAAGCTTGGCATCCGGGAGAATGCGGCGCTTGAAGGAGGGATCAAAGCAGTTGTGCGCCTTGACGTAGTTGGCAACAAACTTCGTCACATCCGTCTGGCTCTTCTGGCTCTTGGACGGTAGGCCCATGAACGTCGCAAGCTCATCCGTGATCGGGCGAAGCTTGAGGAAGGCGTTGTTGGCACGACGGGACTCGTACGTCTTGCGCTCCTCGGGGGTCATGTCCTCCGGGTTCTTGCGGTGACGCTTGCCCTTGCTACGGAGCTCACGCTTGACGGCCTTGCTCGCCTCAAGAGCAGACTTGACCGCATCGCGCATGCGCGTCGTCATCTCCGTGCTGATCGCCTTGAGCGTCTCCTGTAGCGTGGAGAGGATCACATCGGCGGTGCGCGTATCCTCAACAGCTACGGCGGCATCACTGGCAACCACGGGGGCGGCGGTCACAACCGGAACCGTAACAACCGTCTTCGCGGCAGACTTCGCACGGGGGGCCTTCGCGGCCGGGGCAACTACGGGGGCAGCGGCATCAACTTTCTGGGCGGGCTTGGTCTTGGAATCCTTGGCCATCTTGTTTGCATTAACTGAGGTAGAAGAAGAAGACATTTCTAACGCGGTTGGTATGCTTACATATATCCTGACCTGTTTAAATCATATTCTATGCAAACCGCTCATAATTATAAAACAAGGTTGAAACGGCTCCGAACAATCGTTCAAAATAAAAAGAAGGATGTTCGAAAGAACATACATATACTGCATGTATGAACAATGTTGAAATCGTATAGGGAGATCATGAATGTACAGTAAATATTTATGTCTGCGAGACTCTCTGTTACTGGCATGTTCAAGCGCCCACTCGGTGAATCCTTGAAATAATGATACTACATAGAAATCCACGTTAATCGGACCAAGTGATATGAATGATTCGGGATTAATTCCAAAAAAATCATTTGCTTGCAAAATATGAGAAACATGTCTAAAACGATTAATTACTATTTCATTCAGTTGCCTAAAAGGAGGATCTGTATGTAAAGTTGGAAGTTTTCTATGCAACCGATATACATGAAGTTTATGCAGACGTTTTTTTACATCAGCCGTTATAGCTTGTCGCGTGTATGGATTTATTAGTTCATCTGCAGAATCGAGGCACTGTATTATACTCCGAATGTCAAACCAGTATATTTGATTGTTTTCCTCAAATGCAAAATAATCGAATGGACTAACTGACTTGGCTTCATCAAACGTAAAGAGCTCTTCTTTGTTGCTACATTTTGTTCTATTTAATACACACGGTCCTGCCAAACGCAAAAGATGTCTAATATGATACCCTTTCCATACTTTTTGAATCAGAGTAACTTTTGGGTCAATGTTATTTACTACAGACCAAACACGAGGAGTTTTTACTTTGATATGCCGCTTGCAAAACATTGTACCATTCATTGCTTCGTATGTACATCGATCAGATGAAGTTAAACTTTTACATGCCGAACATGATGGCATCTTATTATCTTAATTGAAAACGGATTTAAATCGATTTGGTACTATAACAATCACAACAAGATAAAATGGCTAGCAACTTTGACATCCTATCTCCTTCTAAGATCGACACGAGCAAGCTAACTTTCGTAGTAGGCATGGCAAAATCTAACCGCAATCCGCCTATCAATTGGAAGTTCGAAGGTAAGAATATCCAGGTTCGTCTACCTGCAAAGATCAAGATCCCTGGTGGAATCTGGGTTCGCACGGATGAGAAGACCGGTGTAAGCTCATATACCATGAGTGTACCTCTTGACGGATGTGACAAGTTCGGAAAGGAGCGTAGTACGGATGGTTCTGAGACCGGTGCACTCTATAACTTTCTCCTCGATCTAGAGGATACGGTTATTCAGCAGGCATTCGACAACAGTACGAAGTGGTTCGGCAAGAAGCGTTCACTTGAAGCTCTTCGCGATAGCTTCTCAAAGATCGTGTCAGTCTCAACTGATACGGTAAACGGCGAGAAGGTTCCCAACGGAAAGTACTCGCCTAGCTTTCGCGTGAAGATTCCTGTCTACGATGGCAGTGTAAAGTCTGACATTGCAGATGGAAGTGGTAATCCTATTTATGCAACTCCGGAGTCAATCGTCAGCGTATTCCCCAAGGGAGTTAGTGCAAGTCTAGTAATCAGCGGTAGCATCTATACGATGTCCGGTGGTGGATTTGGTGTCTCATGGAAGCTCACGTTTGCGCGTGTGTATCCTCAGAGCCGTGTAACTGCCAAGGATGTATTCAAGGATGAGGTTCCTGATGAAGAGGAAGCTGCAGAGCTACAGGATGCTCCTGTAGAGGAGGATGCTCCTGTTCAGGTACAGGAAGAGGTTCGTGATGAGCCTCCGGCTGAGGAGAAGCCCGTGAGCCGTCGTAAGAAGGCGGTGGGAGCTTCAGCTTAGACCAAACAGAAGAGTTTTCTGGAGGAACACATAAAACATAATTTGAATCAATAAAAAGAATAGAATTAGAACTTATATATGTTTTTTTCACGGTTGAACAATTCTTCAACTCTGAAATAGACTTCTTATTGCATCTCTCACATTCATAAATAGTTGGTAATGATTCTATAAAAGAAGGTGTTATGAGACGAGTCGTGGATGAAAGTGTACGGTCAATTACATTTGAAAAATCATCTTCCAAACAATCTTGATATGCTTCGGGACTTAATGCAGACCAAATTGTTTTATCGAGAGACTTCCAGTCTTCTTGTAGCAAAGTGGAAAACTCATTATCGCGAAACCAAATTGATTCAAATTTTTCTTCATTGTCCTTTTCATGCTCAGAAAGTCCAACACGTTTTGAATCGGCATCATACAACCAATATACAGAAAGCCCTTGATTTTGATATTGTGGATCAGCTACTCCACGATATACAAGACGACCATTATAATCCCACTCATCTGCATCTATGTCCTGATCATGGTTAGCAATCTCGGGGGATAAATTTTTATAAACAAGTGACGGTCTCAACTTAGAGAACATTTGTTACTAATAAAGTTAATCAAATGATATAGTTACACGCGTTTCATGATGCTTCATAGACTTTGTCGCCGAATTTGAAAGCTCATGGCGTTTCTTTGGTTGCTCTTCCTTCTTCTTTGAATCCTGAAGGCGATTTTCCATATCTTTATGAACTTCGTCTTGGTGATCTTCTAGATATTTAAGAACTTCATCTGTGATTGCCCATTCGAAAAAATTCAACTGACCAACAGTTGTTTCCATATCACGAAACTTAATACGCTTCCAACGACAGAATGGATCGAACATTTTTTTGCTATATGCTTTGAGATGTGACTTATACGACAAATATACAATCATATGCTTTTGATTTTTTGTTATGTATGTTATATTGTATTTTTTTGAATAATTTGTAACAAACCAATCAATAAGGCGAAGTGAAATTTTTGATTTGCCATCTATGATATTTTTCACTCGATTAAAGTTAGAAGGATCTGTATAAAACTTTTCTAGTCGATATAGAACCCATTGTTCTTGCGATTGGATTTCCATTCTCTTGATAGTTTTCATCTTCAGCATTAAAATGGATTCGGTTTATATACTAGTATAGGTTATAAAATAAATGGATAACTGTAATGTAGATGATCTAATTGCAAAGTATGGAAAGAATGATCAACGAACGGATGAATGGCATCAAAAGCGAGGAGAAATGCTAACTGCTTCAGAAATCGTTAAAGCATGTGCAGATGCAACTCCTGCAATGAAACATGAAATTGTAGTATCAAAACTCGTTCCGCGTTCATCGGAAGGATCTGGTTCTAGATCTCTCGTATGGGGTACACGTTTTGAACAAATAGCAAAAGATATCTATTGCTTTCAAAATCCTGGAATCGAAATTGTAGATACAACGTGTATTCCTCATCCCGACTATTCGTTTCTAGGTGCGTCTCCCGATGGTATTCTTCGCCATTTTGATCCCACGCATCCTCTGCACAATCGTCTGATTGAAATTAAGTGTCCTATCAGTCGTGTACTAGACGGTAGCCCTATATCTACTCAGTATATGTGTCAAATGCAACTTCAAATGGAATGTACTCGCATTTCAAAATGTGAGTTTGTAGAGATGAAATTTAAGGAGCTAACCTATACTGAGTGGATTGATTCCAAATCTCAGTATAAATCATTCTTTGCAGTTACAGACGCTGGAGAAGTTATTTATAAACATTTTAATGATAGCCGAACGGTTCCAGTTTGGAGATCTGAAGTCTTTAATGAAGAAGATGATCACAGACTATTCTACTGGGAACTTGCGCAAATACAGCAGCAAACGGTTGATCATAATCCCAATTGGATTGTCAAAAACATTGAGAGTTTTAAATCTACATGGGAGTTAGTGCTACAACACAGGGCTGCGGGGACAGTTCCTCAGAAACCGTCGGAGGCTTCTGTATTGATCCTGTAGGATAGTAACGAGTCATCCATTCTAGGTCAGTGCGGTCTGGATTTTCTGCATAAAATCCATTTGAACCATCATGAACTTTTAGTACATTGCTAAAATACTCCTCGTACATACGACCAACACGTTCTAGGCTAAAGTTATTCACAGCCCAGTCGCGGCAATCTTGACGAGAAATACGATCAATATTTTTACACGCCCAGATAAACTGTTCCATCGTGCGGCAACGGTATCCCGTTACTCCATGTAGGTTATTCTCTGCAAATCCTCCCCAATCCGTTGTAATCGTTGGAGTTCCACAGAAAAGTGCTTCGATTGTTACACCACCAAACGGCTCATTGTAATACGTGGGAGCAATTAGAGCCTTAGCATATTTCATAAGTTCCTTGCGCTGAGCAGGTTCTACATACCCAATTTCGGTAACATGATCGGGAATAGTTCCACCACATACAGACGCTAGATCTCCCTGACCAGCAACATAAAGCTTAGCACCGATTCTCTTTGTCATATCGACGGCAAGACCAACGCCCTTGGATTCAATTATGCGACCAACAAAAACGAAGTAATCTTTAGGCGTATCACAAAATTCAAAATCATTTTTATCAAAATAATTGGGGATCACTGCATCATAAAAATGAGGAGACTTGTCAAACTTTCCGTATACAAAATTCATAATTGCATATGATTCATACACTGCATAAGGAGTACATACTTTGTTAGGACACCCAATACCAGGTTCAACCGGAATTAGCTGACGATGTGCTTCAAAGATAGGCTGATGACCATACCCCCAAAAACATAGAGCAAAGTCATTAAGTTGAGCACGTTTACCTACTTCAACAATAGCTCGCTCATTGAACGTCTTGTGAGCATAATCAGCTGTATTGTGCTGGAAGAAATTCTTCTTCCAGTTGTAGACTCCGTATGCTTTCTCGAGAACTTCGTTATCAGTCACAGCAATGTGCTCAGTACAGATAACTTCAGAATCAGCGTGACCATAGTGATAAATAGTGTGGCCGCGTTCAGTCATCATCTTGCAAAATTTCAAAACTTTTTGGGTGAACGCGCATGCGGAATAATCTGCACGAGTAATTGTATGCGGTAGTGAAAATACATGAAATCTCATTTTTATTTAAATAGGTGTATGTATCTCTAAATAAATGCGAACGTTATTTTAAGTCATGAATGAATTGTGCATATTGACGCGGAAAGGAGTTTCCGTGCCAGCAACTGGTTCAGGTTTAGAAGGCGTCATGACAAAATGATTTGTCTTCTGCGCATACGATGACTGGCGGGTTTCAGATGTTGCCTTTACATTTCCCTGTTCTAGAAACTCGGGCACGAATGTCTCCTTTGTCT